ATCTGTCGTCGCCAGATTCCCGTTGAACCCTGATGCGGTCACAGTCTGCGCCTTGGTGATCAGTCCGGTAAGGTCAACAGTCGCCGTATTCCCCCCGGATAGCGCAACCGTTAGAACATTGGTGGTCGCGTTTAGAGAGAGGTTGGTGATCGTCTGTGCATCGGTGTTGACCAGGGTGGCCACATCAATAACCACCGTTGATGCGTTGGCAAGAGTCAGGGTGAGATTGCTCCCCGATACCGACCCAGACGCGACCTTATGACCATAGGTTTCCACAAAGTTAGAGTTTATGCGATCCTTCTGGACAGACCATTGGTGTGTCGAACCAGCCCCACTAGTTACTGCCTGTCGTGCAGCAGAAGCCGGGAGCACTGCGAAAAGCACTACAAAAAGTGCAGCTAAAAGTTTCTTCATTATGTCATCTCCAGTTCATCAGGCATCTCAAGGTTGTTTAGCATCTCTAGCCCTGTTGCAGCCTCATCAATATCAGTAACGCTAGGGGGAGCTAGTGGTTCACTAAGTGATCTGCTAAAGCCGCTTAGACTTGGCTTAAGCTTTGAGCTTAAAGACGCCATTAGTTCACCTCTCTATCAATCCTACAGTAAACACCAGCGTTATTGGCAGATCCAACTAGCTTTACCTTAATAAACGAACTGGATACAAATAGAGTCTCCATAGTATCAGCCGTATAGGAACCTCCAGGAACTAACTGCCATGTGGGACTCGGCATCTCTGCTGTTGGTCTTACTTTGTACTGCAACTGGACTGCCCCATCAGTTAATCCCTGGATAATTATATCACACATTCCCTTGGCTACTAAAGGATCTGTCTCCTCTCCCACACCAATCACTTTGTCTACATATACACTCATATTTATATCCTTATGTTAAACTCCAACGAATATCTTCAGACCAATCTGAAGGATTATCATCAATGCTGCAACTACTGCACCAGCCTTATAGACAGCTACCCGTAAATCTGAGACATCTTTCTCATTACCTTTGATCCTCTCATCAACACTATCTATTCTCTTATCAAGCCTTTCCATAGACTTAAAGGCTTCCGTTAGTTTTATAATAGTTTCCCTCATCTGCATTTGTCCATCAGCCAGGGACCGCATGGCCTCTTTCAGATCTTGAATCACAGAGTCAGTCAGTGCATGATACATGCATGAATCTGGTGTACACTTCCTTCGTTCTTCCATCAGTAATGAACTCCTATACCCAAGAAGGCACCAATACGAACCCCTAAGTATCCTATTACGCACCTCACTATGTTCAGCTTAGCCTCTCCGAGCATCGTAAAGAACAACCTATCAGCTTTCAGTCTGTCCTCCTTATTCTTAGCAGTTCGACACAACCAGTCGTGCACAAAGGAAGCCTTCTTGGTTCTCTTGAAAGGCGGTACGATCCCCCAGAATAACCTGGGGGCACTCGCACCATCAGAAGCAAACCCTTTAGGAACCGTGACATTGTGCGCTGTGAAATCTTCTAGGAGTATCTCTTGATCTAAATTGGTTTCATCTGTCCTCGTCAAGATTTCCATTGAATATAACCTCCGTCCGTCTTAAGGTAGGTCCATCCGGGGCCGTGTGGTGATACTTTAAGTATACCTGCTTCATTGCTTCACGACTTCCGGTTGTCATCACTTGCTTCATCAATGTATCTGTACCACGTTTCCCTAAGATATCTCCCAGGAACAGCAAAGTCTGTTGCTCCCAGTCTAATGTGTTAGCGTCTCTAGAGACCCTCAAAGTTTCCATCCAGGGTCTCTCCCCAATATACCTTACCGTTCTGTTAATAGCTGGTCCAATAGATCCATCAAGGAACTGGTAGAGTCCTTTAGCTGTGCTATTTGGATTCTTCCCTACCAGTTCCCCTCGATTCTCCATGTATCCTACAACCATCGAGAAGGTCATCAGATTCTTAAATGCCTTCTCGATGTCTACATTGAGCCTCTTAGAGTGCTTGGAGACTAACAGCCAGATATCAGCTAGCTCGCTTCTTGTCTGCATAAGCTGTCATTACCGTATCATTATTAATCATCTTGTCTCTAGAGACACCAGAGGAGTTGTACTTCCTGATCCTTTCAGAAAGTCCCCCGGAATACGCGCCCTTACCACTTCGCTTATTACTCTTGATCTCCTCCATGATACTCTTCTTTTCCATAGAGGCATACGAGGCTTGTCCTGCTGGAGACTGTCCGTAAGCTATAGATCCTACGAAGGGTAGCGACTGAAGGCTCTTAAACTTGACCTCTTTGTCTTCCAGAATCATGCCTGCAAGATCATCAGCAAAGTTATCAGCATATCTCCAAGGAGGCACTATGCCAGACACAAAGGCAGTTATAAGATTCCCTTGCTGCATCCCCTTCTCCAACGTGAACTTCGGCATGAATCCCATCTGGAGTATATTGTCTATCACGTTGTCACTCGGTTGAACTTCTCTGCCTCTCAAGAGATCCTTCAGCTCATCAGCAGAAGCACCAGCCAGGGCATATAGAAGTACCCAGGCAACCATCTTAGAGGCACCCTTAGTATACCTACCCTCCTTAAAGAGATCCTTTGATTCCCTAAGAATAGCACTATTAGTCCTCAAGGTATACGTCTTGAGCATGTAGAACACCCTACCATTCCCTGACTTCAAGTAGACCTTTGATTGCTGCGACAAAGATACTGGTTGCCAATCTGACAGGTGTGCTATCAGAGCAGCAAGTACATCATGGGTCTTCTTGCCACTTTGGAATTCACTAAGTACTCGTTGTGTCTCCTCCCCAAACATCGGTGTGAACTTCTTCAGGAACTCCTCAGTATTCTTTGGATCTGCCCACTTAGCATGAGCAATCCTCATGAATGACTCTTTGCCCAATAGGTCTGCATACTTAAGTCCAGTGTATTTAAATAGCCAATCCACTAGCTTAGCACTGTGGGAGTTCTGGGAGAATTCCCTCATACTGTTCACAAAGTCTGCATCAGCTACAAAGGCATCCAAGTTAGCTTTCTTCCCGAATACCTCATGGTACATCAAGGAGCCTACAGATCTTAATGCACTGCCTATAGCTTTAATACTTTTAGCATCTAATGTACCTACGTTAGCTAATGCTATAGGGGTCTCTGCTAGCTGCGTAATGGCACTCAAGAAGTTACCCATAGTCAACGCATAGCTAGTGTTACGATACAGGTCAGCTACACCATGAGCACCCCGTTGCCTCAGTCGAGCATCAAGTAGTCCTAAGACTTCCTCTTGCTTCTCCCCAGTCTCCCGGCCCATCTCATTGGCTACTAAAGCAGCTATGCCGTTCTGTAAGTCTGCTTCAAGGTTCTCAAGCTTCTCTGCTCGTATCATATACTTAGCAAGGGCAAGCTCCCGGTCCTTACCATCAGGCATCGCTTCGATTCTTGAAGCTTCCTTATACATCTCTTCAACCTGCTTCTTGCGAGTAGAGCCACCGATGAACTCCCTCATGCCTACCTTCTCCTCCATCTCAAGCATATGACCTATAAGAGCATCAGCACTATTCGAGTAGAACTTGTAGGTCTCTGGAGTAACAAATGGTAGCGTTCGTTGCTTAGAGGCACCCGGAGTAGGCAAGTGTCTCAAGTGTCCAGACTGTAAGTAATCCGTAACTATTTGTGCCCTTTGCTGTGCAGTAAGTTGATCAGAGGAAGTCAGTCCGAGTCTCTTAGCTTCCTGCTCGTATTCATACCCGATCTTCCCTTTGAATTCCCTATCTTGCAACAGGTAGTCCATTAGCTTGTTGACATCCGATACTCTCCGGGGAGTATACCACTCGTCTTCCTCTCCAACATTCAGTCCGACTTCATTAGCCCTCTGTCTGTATCCCTCTAGGAATTTCTTCCTGCCCTCCCAAGCATCCTTTGGTATAGTCTTTAGTATCCTCTGGTTCTTCTCGGTCTGAGAGTTCATCAGAGCTAGATCATAGTACACCTTTTGGCTTTCAGAAAGAGACGTATACCACTTCAAGAAGGGTTCTATCAGTCTTTCATTGGTCTTCTTATTGATCGGTATCTGAGCCTCCCACTTCATCAAGGCTCCATGGATGTTCTTGTTGAGTTCATAGATTCTATCCGAGATAGGTCTCAGAGTATCAGAAGCAAGATTAGAGATATTCTTAGAGTGTTCCTTAAGCTTCTCTCGAATCTTGTTGCCCTCCTGGCGAGTCCTCATGATCTCAGCAGTGGCCTTGTCGGTATCTATTGCTTCTATCTTGGGGAGTTCTAAGTCTATCTCTTGTGTCTCTAGAGACTCTCCTGTAGCAATCTCCCTGGTAAGCATGATGACATCTTCAAGCATCGTAGTATTCTGCCTATCCCACCCGAAGACATTCCAGATGTAATCCAGAAGCTCTCTCCAGATACTCTTCTCGGTAGCTCCAGGAATCTCCCGGAGTACCTGCTGGAATCTAGCAGATCCAAAGGTCATCGCCAAGAACTCTTTCTCATTCAGTAGACCATAGGCTACGTCATGTGAACCTTCAAGCTTATCCCTAGATTCCAAGAAGCTTACAGAAGAATTCAAAGACTTAACCAGTTGGATATCCTTCTGAGTTATATAGCCTTTGCTTAGAGCTTCCTTCTGGACTACATCCATCAACTCCCTAACCTTAGCCCTAAGAGCCGGATTAGCTTCCATCTCGCGTACTGTCAGAGCATGGACCATCTCATGGACCATCGTGCTAGTCTGTGCGTCTGCCTTAAGGAATACTACACCACTCTTATGGTAATTCCTCCAGCCTAGCGTAATGGTAATCCCTTCCAGTTTCTTATGATCCACATTGTCCAAGAGGAACTGAGCGAGCTTCTTAGTAACCGGATTGTCTGACTTCTGGGTAGCTGCATGTTCCAACAGGGCTAACCCGTTGGGGAACTTAAGTTCAAACTCTTGTAATTCAAAGTCTCTCTGTTTGATCTTCTGATTGATATCTTCAAGAGCCTTCTGCTGCTCTGGAGATACTGGCATATCAAGAAGTTTCCTTCTAGCATTCAACAGGGGATTCGCTTGACCTTCCTCAAAGGCTTGAGCTATGAGATCATCTGAGAGTTCCATGTCTACATCTGAAGCTTTCCTTCTTCGTACTATAGTAGGCTTCCTAGAGGCTTCATCTGCTTTCTCTTTGGCAATCACAGTGTCTACTTCAGCAGTCTTCAGTTCTGCCTTGTGATTCTTTATAGCATCTTGAGCAGCACTACGATCTGAGAGACCAGAAGCAACCTCAGTTCCATCCTTAGTAACCACACTGAATGTCACTCGGTTATCTTCAGATTTACTAGAGATCATCTCATACTGTTTGTCTGGTGTAAGCTCCCTGACTCTAGAGACACTACCTTTAGGAACCTTCTCAGCAGCTACTTGCTTCCATGAGCCATCCTCTTTCTGGATCTCTGTGACTTTCTTGAGTACATCTTGACCCTTCTTGCCTTTCAATGAGACTGCTTCTACACCCTCTTCGATATCAGAAGTAGCCGAATCGAACATCTCACCAACCGTAGAGACTCCTTGGCCTTCTCTTGCTGCCTTCTGAGACTCTAACTCATTCAATGACTGCTTCTCTAGGTACTTCTTAGCTTCCTTGACAGTAGCCTTAGATACCTCCTTGTTCTCCTTAAGAACCAATGAGACTGCTTCCCAATCCTTAGAGAGACCTTCTATAAGCTTATCGCGTTCCTGTCGAGCTGCCTCTACGATATCATTACGCTCTTCCTTAGAGGCTTCCTGTTTGGTATCATTAAGGATTCTTTCAGCTTCCTTAAGGTTCTCTTCTGCTACCTGGATCTTATCATAATGATCCGTAGACTCTATGTAGGACTCCCCAAGAGCCTTCTGTTCTGCTGTGAGACTTCCTTTGGAAAGCAGATCGGATCGTTTAGTCCTTCGCTTGACCTCATTGAATAGCGGTAAGGATTCTACTGTACCTGATTCAATAGCCTTTCTTGCAGCTTCCTCGTTAGTAGCTCTATACTCTACTCCAGTAATCTTGTTGACTACCTTAGCACCCTTACCTTTCGTCTGGTTTCCCTTCTGAATGCTATAAGCTGGCTCTACCTTCGGTACGCTCTTAGTCACAGGTAGCACTTCCTTCGCAGCAGACGGCTCTACATTTGACGATTGAGAAGTACCCTGTAGGGTGGCTTGGGTAGTAGTCTTCTTAACGGATTTAGGGACTTCCTCTTGGGTTTTCTTAGAGGTCGTCTCTTTGACCTTAGAGGTTGCTTCTGTAACCATCCGATTACCACCAGGGATCAGACCAGTCCTAGTGTCTACCTTCGGATTAAGTATGGGAGCTACCTTTGGAATCTCCTTGTCCTGTTCTACAGCATTCACTAAGGTTTTTACTTTGTCAAGCCTTTGATCCACTTTACTATCTGTCCGACTGTCAACTGGCTTATCCATAGTCGGAGCTTCTCGTACACCTTTAACATCCTCTACCTCCTTGTGTATAAGCTTGGTAGTATTCTCTATGATCTTCTTGAATCTATTGCGTTCCACAAGAGTCAACGAAGGAGTCTTAAGCTTCTCTTCAGCAGCACGTATATCCTGAATGCCTTGCTTGATGGAATTCCTTACAGGGGTATCTACAAAGATATCCTTAAAGTCTACATCTGGTATAGTGCTCTTAGATATCCTGCGGAAGTCTTCAAGGTCTACCTTCTCGTCTTCCGTTAGTTCAGTCTTAGGGTTGAGCCTTTGGTCTAGCTCTGTGGCTACTGCCTGTTGCACTCCAGATGCATCCTGAGTGTATTTCTCTTTGAATCCCTGAAGCTGATGTGCTTCTGCTACCTTGAAGGGATCAGCAGGATCAGTAGAGGGAACTCCAGGCATTCTTACAGTAGGTATACCAGATTCCTTAAGGATCTCCTGGGGACTATTGATTACCTTAGCCTTCTGTTCCTCTTCAGCTACTAGTGCCTCTAGAGACATAGGCCCTTGCTTAGCCATAGGAGTCAGGAGATCTCTTAGTTGCTTACCAGATTCCGGGTCGATAGCCTCTAGCTTATTCGAAAGGTGATTAACAGTAGTCATCCGAATCTCTTCAGACTCATTGTTAAGGCCCCACTCCATAGCTGCTCTGGCTTTCTTAAGCTTATCTGTACCAGCCTTGTATCCGAGAGCTGTAGGAGCCTCACCAAGTATGAAGCTCCCTAAGAATAAGTTGAGCTTATCCGTGGGATCTACATCAATACCCACTGCTCTCCGGGAGGCTTCCTGCTGTAGTGCTGTCCAGACTTCCCCACCACCTTCCAAGGAGCCACCCACTATAGCTGCCTTAGTGAAGTCCTTTAGGCCCTCTTTGACTGTAGCGGCTGCTATGATATCTTCAGTAGTCATAGTGCCACTCTTAACGAGAGCCTTAAGACCTTGCTTCATGAGTACCTTAGAACCAAGAAGCTTACCAACAAGTCCACCAGCAGCCATAGATGCTACTTCAGGAACTGTCTCATAGACCATCTCGTCCCAGGCGAATTCATGGTGCTGCTCTGGTGTCATATCTGGTCTTGCTTTCTGGATCTCCTCTAGAGCCATCTTGTAAGTACCTGGGCCTACTTGAGCACCAGCAAAGGCAAGACCAGCAGCACCACCAGCAATCGGACCAGCAACCATAGAGGTTCCTACAGCTGCACCAGCAGCTCCTAAGATCTGGGGGATACCTTCAGCCACTACTTGGGCAGACCCTTTAAGAATCCCCGGCTCCTCACCTAGAGCCTCTTGAATATCAGGTTTAGCTATGTCAGTCTTTAAGATATCCTGTCCGAAACCCCTGACGCTACCACCAATATCTTCAGCACCCATCTGCTCCAGAGATGCTCCAGTTAGTTCTGTAGTCTGTCCAGTACCCCGTACAAAGTGAGATACTAGATCCATCATTGTACCTCTGATTCGAGATACGTAAGGATCTGCTGTCTCAAACTGATCCATGAAACTCCCAGACTGTGGTTCAAACTGGTCCATAAAGCCCATTAGGTTACTTCTCCTATTTCTGTGGGTATTTCCTACGTTGTCTTATTGCATCACCAACTACCGGGACATCCTCCCAGGTAGCTGCTCGACCACTAAGCATCCCTTGAGTAGCTGGACTCAATCCCGAAGAGTCCACTGGAGCAACTTGAGGTTTACTTGGTGCTTGCTGCATACTTTCTATTTGATTCTCTAGAGCTAGGTACTGATCTGGAACCATACGAGCTTTAGCTTCCTCAAGAGTTCCCTTACCACTCAAGATCATCTGAGCCATCTTGGGGATATCACTAGGGGAGTACCGTTTGAGTCCAGCATCAGTTGCTGGTGTAGCTGTAGGAGTAGCTGCTGGACTACCAAGCATTCCCTTAGGTCTACCAGCTATTCCCTGAAGCTTCTTGAACTCATTCGCATGAAATATAGACTCTACCTGGTTGAGGTCCAAAGGCTGTGGCTTACGTCCCTCTTGCTTAGCTATAGCTTTCTCTTGATCATTAAGCTTCTCTGCCAGAGCTTCTTGACCATCTGGTCCAAGAGTCTGCCACTTCTCAGAGGAGTTCTTCTGGAATGCTACTAGATCTCTCCCTGTAAACTCAGTGCCACCTTTGCCATAGGAAGCTAACAGAGCTTGTCCCATTGGTTCCATAAGGGGGTCTGCTTTCATCTTGACAATCTTCTGGAGAACTGGGTCGAGCGACTGGAAGTCTTCGTTCTTCTCCAGAGATGCTAATTGCTTAGCTCTCTTAGCTTCATCCTTCTCATCGGCAAAGTTAGCTAATTGCTTAGCCACACTAACCTGCTTAGCTGCCTGTGCGCTTATCTCAGATAGTCTGTTAGAATGCTCTTCAGTACTCATCTCCCTCTTGAAGCCAATCTCGGTGTTGAGTCTGGACTCTGCATTAAGATCAGCTATCTGCTGGTTCTGCGCCTGGAACTCCATCTGTTTATCTTGTTGACCACCAAGGAATTCCTGTTGGTTCCCCTGCATAGTCTCAGCATGTCTCATCTTGATCTCTTCAAGATTCTTCTGTCGTTCCCACAAAGCTTGATCACGCTGAGTCTGCCAGTCCATCTTGGCTTTCTCATTTAGCATCGTAGAGAAGTTCTGCATACCCTGGCCTAATCCAGCCATTGCTCCTAGCATACCCATTAGCGAGCCCCCCTAAGCATTCCAGCAGGTTGTCCTTTAGCTTGCTGTTTCTTAGCATATGCTTCCATAGCTGTCATCTGAGAAGGTTCCGTAGGTATTCCTGAAGCTTCTGCTCCACGCAGTCCAGCACTTCTATGCTCTTCTGACATTAGCGGCTCAGTCTTCTTTTGTAACTCTATAGGATCTAAAGAGCCATCCGCTAAGCCCTTCTCGATGTACTTCTGCATGGTATTCTGAAGAATCATTGCGACCTCTTCTTCAGATTCCAACTGGAAAGCACCAGAAGCATTACCAATCTCTATGAGATCACCAACTAGAAACTGAGATGCAGCAACAAGAGTATCCAGTGAAGGCTTCTTACCCCCCTTAGTAGCAGCTTGCTCCATTTGGTCATTCACTAGCATTGCTACTTGAGGTACGGTCTCCTGTGGATCTCCTGCTGCTAGCATCTCTTGTACTTTAGGACTCGTAGTCTTTGAGTGGAGCATCTTAGATAACCCGAGGATATACGCTTCGGCCTCTCGCTGAGCTTTGGGATCTACCTTCTGTTCTCCTTGTACCGCCTGTTCGTTAGCCATTATATCCCCCAACATCTATAGAACTCAAGATGCTATCCATAGTCTCCGCTCGTTCACTGTAGCGTTCATGTAGCTTGTCCCATTGAGCTTGTCTAGCTGCTACAGATCCCTGGAGTTGTCCTTCAGCAGCACCTATAGATGCACCATACTGACCTACAAGAGACTCATTATTAGCCAACTGAGTCATAGCTGCTTGTAGTTCTGCGGCTTTCTGTTGGATCTGCTGGTTAGCTTGAGCAATCTGAGGGGCAAGCTGCTCGGCTGCTCTTGCTTTGTATTGGGATTCTACAGATCCATAAGCATCATTAAGTAACTCATGAAGCTCTTTGCCACGGAGACCACCCTGCCCTTTAACCCTCACGTCAACATTATAAAATGCACCACCATCCACCCAGTTCCCAGTGTAAGACCCATCGCCTCTATTAAAAGCCTCTGAGTTCAAGCTATTGATTACTTCCTTTGGGAGGTAGTAGGTCTGCTCTACATTATTTCCATTGACAACCCTAATAGGGGCCATAGAACCTCTGTACTGATCCCAAGAAGTGTTCACGGCACTGTTGAGATCTGGAAGATTCCTACTAGCATCCGATAGCTGCTTCTTTGCAGTCTCTATAGAAGCCTTAGATCTATTAACTTCTGATAGAGCACCCTGGTATTGGTTCTTGTATCCTGTGATCTGCCCCTGACGTTCCTTGACCTTCCCTTGGAAATCCTTCTCCTCAGTTCGCATCTCGACAGCAGCAGGTTCAACAGTAGAAATCCCTAGATCTTCGTAGAAATTCACAAAGGAACCCCTACCCTGGTGCTTCTCTCGATCCATAGCTACCCGAGGTTCTCCTCGTCCCGTATCGACTTCCTGACGTTGTGCTCTTAGACCACCACCACGTACTCCAGATCCACGTAGCATCCCCTCATTAGGCATAAGCAGGCTCCTCATCTAGCATCGGCGCAGGCTGGAAGGCTGGCTTCTGAAGTGTAGTGTCTCTAGAGGGAGCACCCTGAAGAACACCTCTACGACCAGCTTTAGCACTAGTGACCGCTGATACTTGTCGCTGTCTAGACTCCTCTGTAAGTTTATTGGTTACATCAAACTGTCGCTTATGTTCTGCTAACTGCTCTGCTCCGGACTTATATTGTAAAGCAGCATTGTTAGCCGAGGTAGATGCTTGAAGGTTAGCAACACTTTCCTGAGTGGCATTGTTCATTGCAGTGAGTTCTTTCTGTAGCTCGTTCTGTCTCTCCTGCATCTCCCTCTGCTGTGCTAAGTCCTTATCATGTTGCTCTGCTGCTTGTTGGTTGGCTTTGTCAGCAGCGTCCTGTTGAGCACTCCCCTGGATTATAGAGCCAACAGTAGATACGGCAGCAGATCCAAGCATACCTGTGGTAGAGCCTAAGAAACCACTAGATGTACCAGCAGTAGTTGCAGCAGCACCTGTGGCACTCGCACCAGTTACTGCCCCTGACCCACTAGCTATAGAACCTCCCATCGCAGACTCAGATGCTCCGAAAGAAGTCGCTCCTGCTGCTGCCGGTCCACCTGCCCAAGCACCAATACCACCGGTTACAGCACCACCTATAGCCCCGAACAGAATACCTTTACCTATTGAGCCACCTGTGAATGCCATAGTTAAACCACCTATGACTGCACCCACTACTGCTCCAATTACAACAGCACCTATAAAATAAGCTGTAGTTGCTGATACTGTGATCCCTATAGCAGCCGCTATACCTGCACCAACTCCATACGCCATATCAATCCTCCCTTATTCCCATACCTTCAGCAGATACATAAAGAATCTGATCAGTTCCTGGGATCTTACAGATCTTCTTAGCACCTACCATTCTCATGAATATCTTAAGATCCAGTCTGGAATCATCTATGAAGTTCAGAAAGGATTTAGCTCCAAAGTTATCTATCATATACCTGCAAGCTTTAACTGCAAAGTCTCTCAATGCCTTTCCTCGACTGTCTCTAGAGACACTGTGGATGTGTATGATATATTTGTCTTGCCCTATGAAATCGAATGTGATCAACTTATCATTCTCTATGAAAAACTTATTGAGACCTTCGATAAGATCATTACGAAGTTTTATGTGGAGATTATCAGAATCACCTAGATTATCTGCTAGAATCTCATAGACATCGGGAAGATCAAGTATAGTGCATAGCTTCATTAGAAATCCAATGGTGCCAAGTAAGCATCCACAAAAGGTTGAATGAAGTCAGCTTCCTCCGCTACACCACCAATGAAAGACAATGAGTTAGCCGCCAGAGTCTGCATCTGTGTTATAGCATTCTGTAAGGCTTCCGGCCCAAGGTTCAAGAAATCCGGGTCGGTCATTAAGTTCTCCACAGAGATCTGATAGTTCTGCATTATAGCACTCGACTGAGTTCTCAGAGACTCCATCTTAGTCTGATCACCTTGGTATGCCTGAAGAAGCAAGTTGTGTTCCTTGTCAAGAGCAGCTTGAGCAGCAGTGTAGGTATTCTGAAGGTCCTGTATCCATATCTTAGATTGCTCAGTGGCACCTGTTAGCTGCGACTGGAATGCATTCTGGATATTCTGTTGAGTCTGCTTGATCCCAGCGTTCTGTTCAGCAAGCTTGGAGCTAACGATACCCTCTGTCATTACACCTGTCTGAGCATTGGTAGCCTGTTGCTCCAATGATTGAGCCTGAGCATATGTCTGAGCATCCTGCTGGGCTACTGGAAGAGCAGCCTTAATAGCCTCTCGTTCGGAAGCACTAGCAGCTATGGAGCTATTCAGGAGCTTCCTATCTGCTGCCTGCTTGGTTCCACTATATCGTGCTTCTTGAAGGTACGGGCTGTCAGATGCCAACAGAGTGTTCAACTGGCCTGACACTGTGCTCTTGTCAGAATCTACAAAGTTCATACCAGAAGCTACTCCAGCATTACTGAGAACTCCCTGTCGCATACCAGACTGATCTAGTTGGGACCACTCCGGATTAGACTCTGTAGCTGTCTTTCCAACTTCCTCAAAGGCAACACCCTGGGCCTTAGCTACATCCTGTGCTTGCGTACTGATATTCGTTGGATCTCCGGGAGTGACTGCTCCAGGTATGTTAAGCATTGCCATGTGTTATACTCCTAGATAAGATCCGCTGATACGAACAATAGCAGAAGTATCCATAGGTAGTGCTGTTAGAACTCCAGCCTCTTCACTATAGAGTATCACCTGCTTTCCGGCAGCTCCACCAATTAGAGCTTTAATATTCCCGGTATGACTCAGGTTTTCTACTACCACTTGTACAGGTTGAACACCATTCTGTGTGTCGTTGGAAGCAATGGGAAGTCCAGAAAGCCTTAAAGTTCCAGTACCTGTATGCCCTGTCCATGTAACTTGTGCATTAAAGAACACTCTATTACTAATCACTGAATAAGACCCCATCTGTATAAGACCGGAGGCAGTCCCGGCTGAAGTCGCACCTACCGGCACTAGACTTAGTGTCTTCTCGTAAGGAGTTAGTATAGTCGTATATTGGTTTATAACAGAGGTTGTGAATGCATGAGCTTCTTCTGTAAGCGAAGGGGATATACCCAGTTCAAATGGGGTAGTCACATTGTATGAGTCTGCTTTTATTATACTACCAGAAACAGTACCAATGACTGACCCATCAAGATAGATACCACTGATTGTTCTCGAAGATGACCCAAGTATAGCTCCACTAGGTAGTTCATGGTCAAACATGAAAACATTGGTATCACCAACACTTGCATGTTTACCTGAAGCTGAGAGATTGTTTATCAGAACATTTACATTAAAATTAGAGAGGTGTCCTGCACAATCTGCTTGTTGATGATAGAAGTGAACAAGATTATTATGGGACTCATATCCGGATACGTTTAGGTCAATACGTACATTCTCGGAATTAGCTTCTAAACCTATTGCACCTGATCCATCATTGTAATCCTCCCCCTCACAGGCTAAGGAAATAAAACCATTTGATCCGAAGAAACCGCTTGATGATTCCATCCGTATATCTATATCTGCGTTCCTCGTACCAAATCCTATAAAACCCCTCCTCACATCATAACATATCAAATTTGAAATTCTTAAGTTATCACCAACATATACAGCATCAACACCATAGTAGCAATTCTTTGCTTTGCAGTTAAGTATCTTGATATTACTCAAGAGTCTCTTATATAACCTCTGATCAGCTATTACCAGGTATGTTAGATCCTCTCCCTCAATGTCCTGAATAGTTATATTCTCACTAGCTACCGTAGCATATAGTCGAATAGCAGCCGCCCCCTGCCTTTCGTGTGCCGCCCAAACTGATGCATCAAAGCCAACATCAAAAAATCGCCCACCCTCCCATTTCAGATTGTCGGAATTTATAAAGGCAAACATAAAAGGGGTTGCAATTGCAGTAGTATTTGTAATAAATCTAGATCCATGTGCGTAGATTGTGGTGTTCTGAAGACCAACAACACTTACCAAATTTATGTTTGTACTATGTGATCCTAAGAAGTAATCTCCTGTGGAGAATTTTATCTCCCGAACTGGATGTGCTATAGCATACAAGAACATTGCATTAAACGCTGCTCTATTGTCGGTTCCAGTAACCCCATTCCAATCAGTAACTGCTCCGAAGAATTCTGGAAGAAGGGTATCAAACTGCCTCACCCATGCCCCAGAAACTCCAGAGAGATCTGTTGATGGTGAAACGTAGATACCTTGAAGTGTATCCGCACTTACTTCTAATGACAGATCTGAGCTATCGAATATGAAGATACCTTGTCCACCATCACTATCAGTGGATCGGCCCCTTACATAGGCTGCTGTATGATCTCCAGTATATGCTACCAGTGCTGCTATATTATCTTCATATGGTAATCCAAGAGCGGCAGCGGCGGCGGCAGTTGCAATTCCAGCCTGTGTTTCAGCAACGATGGCACTAGCTGCTGATTCTGTAGCTTTCGTAGTTGCAATACCAGCTTGAGCGATAGCGATATTCGCTTGAGCAGTAGCAGTATTAGCTCTAGTTAATGCTAGTCCAGCCTGAGTAGTAGCTGTAGAAGCATTTGAAGCCGAGGAAATAACATCTGCATTCGTCAGGACTACATCAGCATCTGCTGCGTTTCTACTTATTAGAGCATTTGCAGCTTGAGTAGTTGCTATACCAGCCTGAGTAGTAGCTGTAGAGGCTCCCGATGTAGCTATACCAGCCTGAGTAGTTGTAGTAGAAGCATTAGAGATCGCAGTGTTTGCACTAGCTAAAGCCTTAGCAGCATGGTGTAATGCCGAGTACTGCCCCGAATCTACTTCTATATCTTCGGGATTCTGAGCCCACGCTTCTGCTATGTCTGTGTAGGCTGCTATAACAGGCTCCCAGCCTATTGTAGCTGCTTCCACAAGAATGAATGCTGCATCAACTCTATTAGAGAGTACATTAACATCTGCTGCGAATGCAGTGTCACCATCTATGAGAGTTGGTGGTTTGGTAAAGTATGTTCCCATTAGGTAGATCTCCCGAGGACTTCTAAGTCTGTGATTATATTCTGGATAATGTGTTGATCCCTATACTTATCTCTTACAAGAACCTTATAGGACATACTTGTACCTACACCGTTGACATATAATGGAACTCTATCGGTCACAGAACCAGCCGAACCATATACCATTGTACCCCACAGAGTCTCCCCCCATACAGCGGTTCCAGCACGAGTACTGAGAGCAGTCTCAAAGATATTCGTTAGTGGTACATCAGGTTCATTATAGTTAAAATTGAGTCTCACATAGATAGTCTGATCATTCTCACCGAAAATCTCAAAGGTAGCACGTTTGAATGACTTGTTGGATCTTAGATACTTGTAGTGATGATATGGTGTCTGCAACCAGTGGGTCATATAGTTGCCATTGAAAGACTTACCGCTATCCATTCTAAACACATAGCCATCCGTGTTGGTAGACGAAAAGACTATCTTCTCGTTGCCTACAGTATCCACACCAGAACAAGCTGTAATCACAGGGTCATCAAATAGGACGAATGTAGCACCCTTCAGCTCTTTCCCTTCGAAAGACACGTAGATACCAACACCATTATCAAAGTAGAGTCTGTATTGATTCAACTCTCTGCTCGACAGAGCCATTGTGATATTCTGTTTGTTTCTATATAGAGTCTTCTTGTATCGTTGAGACACACTGTTAGCCGCATAATTCCCGTAGTTTTGTACGCCTTCCAAGGAGGTTATCCCTTGGTCGCCCATCATGAAGACTGTCCCTAAGAGTCTCTCAGCAGTATATGTGTATGCACTAGCTTCATCCGAGAATACCCCCAGATCAAATGTATCTTCTATAGTTCCAGTCAGTATCGTAATGCCCCTCTCTAAGGTTATTATTAAGGAACTCTCTAATCCTACAACAAGATTTGTTATGTGCTGCCCTAAACCAAACTCCAGTGGTGCAGTAGTCCAGTCTAAAGGGTCTCCAAGAGTACTTGCCTGAAGAGAACCACCGGGGTACACAAGCCACAAATAGAAGTTATGAGCTATTAAGTTGATCGGCTTATCATCTGCTCCCATACCACCATTGGTAATCACTGTGGTAGCTACACCATCACACTCACGAGCTTTATTGACTCCATCACAGAAGTAAAAGCGTCTCCCAACAGAAGTCGCATAGAAGTTATAGTCACTAAAGTGAAAGTTGTGGTTCCCTGCCGAGTATGTAAGAGGAGTCACTTGGGTTACTTCAGCCCAGCCAGTTGCATCATCTTCAACATAGATGCCAATCTCTGCTGCTCCGACTGCTTTCCTAAAAGCATACGTCAAGCCCTTCCAGATGAACAAGGCGAGTATAGGGCCTTCTCCTGGAACTGCTATAACTTCCGCATAAGATGCATCGAGGCAAGCGTGGTAATCCACATTGCCTCCCTCTAGAGACACTACCTTCGTAATGGTCCCTAAGGTTGTCCCAGATTCCTCCAGTACATCATCCACTTGTACAACTACAGTTCCATCTGGCCAACATTCGAGTACATAAGTATCTGTATCAGCATCTTCTAGATGCACTTTCATTATCTCAAGGTTGTCGGAAGATGCTACAACTTCTAATGTCATACCAACAGTCGGCTCAGAGGTACATCCGGTTACTGTTAGTACATAGCTTAAGAACTTAGAGGGAGTCATAATGCCATCAAATTGCTCATACCCCTTGATCGAAGTGTAGCCACCAAGCAAACCCTCTGCTATCATGTAGTTTTTACAGCCTATTAGTTCCCCAGGTTGAAGCTCTAGGGAGCTTACATTTTCATTTATGCCTCCCTTAAGTGGTATAAATGAACTCAAATACTTACTGAAGACTAGCTGTACTGGGATCATTATACTAAAGCTCCTGTAGAAAATCTCTGTTTAGGCACTTGATCTCTCATAAGTTGTCCAGACATCTTAACAGTTTCCAGGGCGTATGCTCGGAAGATCTCAGGTTGCCCGAGATATACTGCCATACGTTCCAGAGCTTTATATGTGATAAGCCTATGGAATGACGTTGGGAGTATTGGGATATCTGTAGATTCTACAAGAATCTGAGGAGATCTATAATATCTGAATGAAACCGTGTAGACTCCATTGGGTGTATCTTTCAGAGTTATATCATTCTTTGGACCTATAGAGAACTCAGATGGTATTTCAGTCTTAGAGATGTTGAGGTACCTTAATTCCTGCTCTTTGTAGTCCCTATACCTTAAGACTCGCTTTGTGCCTACTGCTGTTATCCTGAAAGTATCCTTCTGGTATGACCTAAACTGTGGCTCTGGGACCGTATTGAATATCTCTGTGAGCAGGTAGTTGTCCTTACCAACCTGTGTGTTGAACGTCTTGGTCTCATCAAGAAATCTAAAGTCTTGCCGAAGATTCTGTATGTCTACAAAAGCATACTTGACTGAATCACATATGACCAGCTCTACACCTACAGCAGACTCTACGAGAGCTGGGCCTTCACCTTGAACTCCTATGAGTCTTCGGACATCCTTTACGATTTCTAGAAAGTTCACTTAGTAATCCTCCGCTTTCTTTTCATAGGAACCTTCTTGATTTCAACAGATTCCTTTAGGGTATGTGTAGGTATGTCTTTTGGATTATCGTTGATTCTAGGAAGTTTCTCTACGGATTCTTGGGGTTCTACAAACAACTCTATAGTCTCCTTACCGTACTTCTCAAAGTATGCTTCAGATACCAAGGTGATTACCCCGGTGCTCTTTACGCGAACCTTTAGCATCCCTTGCCACCTCTGCCTTTCTTCTTAGCTTTCTTCATGAGTCTCCTTGTGTCTCTAGAGACAGTTCCTACTGGAACCGATCAGGGTACCTTTACAGATGCAGAGTGTCTCACAGTTTGCTCTGATAGACCTGACCTAGATATTCCAGTAGGAACTATTTGATTACCCGCGTTTGCAGATAAGGGTTGCAAAGGCAGTGTTCTGAACTACTGCTCTACCATATACAAACAGAGTTCTCCAGTACTCCCCGAAGCTCTTCTCGATCTTCAGAGTATCCACCTTGTCTATCTGAGAAGCAAACGAACAAGCCTCCTTGGTTCCCGCATGAACGTACCAAGAGGTCTCAGCGTCACCATCAGTAGCGGTATGAAGATTATTGGACTGATAGATGGTGCAGCCATTGATCATACCAATAAGACCATTGCGGATAACACCAGTAGAATCACCAGTGATATTAGCAGCCTTCAAATCGCCTTTCTTCAGGAGAGCCACATACCATGCCGGGAGAATTACCCAACGGCCTTCCTGGGGAATGTTCTGCTCATCAAGAACCGTATTCAGATCCACGATGTAGTCAATAGCATTACTGGAAGTGATATCAATAGAGGCACCGGCACCAGCAATAAGACCCATATTGAGGTTATTAGAGAGATGTCCAGCAGTATTACCTTGGTTATCCGCATGAGCCAAAGTAGCAATATAAGCGAATACCTCTTGATCTACTGCAATCTTGATGCGCTCAGATGCATCCTTAGCGAACATATTAACGAGGTCGAGATCTGCCTGAGCCTTGTTCACGTCGTCTACCTGGAATGCAGCATAGAAAGCTTGATCAATCACCAGCTCTCCAGCGGCTTTCTGCGGTACTTGGTAGGTGAGGTCAGTGCCAATGGTGTATGCATTGACATTGATCTCAGGGGTCTTACGAATCCAAACCTTGGAGCCTTGTCCCTTGATCTCCCCTTCGTAGTCACTATTAAAAATGTCTTTCCAGAAGGTTGCCTCATAGAAGTTGCGGAGGACCTTCTTGGAATAAAGCTCCGGGATAAACTTTGTAGTGTTTACATAACTCTCGTCAGTATTGATTCCACCAGTATCTGTATAATCAGCATTGGCTGTCGGTCGAAGTGCCATAATATAATTCCTTATTTATTCACTACGAGTCCCTTAAAGACTGCTCTGTCGATCTTAGCTTCTATAGCTTTAGCTTCAGTAGCTCTACCGGCATAGCGACCTCGTGAAAGATCATCGTAGAATTTATTGATGTATGAGTGAGATATAGTCTCTTCATGTTTCTCCTTTATCTGTGTGGCACCAGTGTTGTCACCTACAGGGGTTACTTTAGAGAGTAAGGGATCTTTAATGGATACCTTAGAGTCTTTATAGTCCTTCATGTAGCGAGCAACAAGGGCAGCATTACCTGATGCATCAGCTTCTTGAAAATACTTAATGCGACTAGTACCGTCTATGTCTGGTTCCTTTAAGTATTTCTCGAAGCCTGGGTCGAAGTTAATGGCTTCCCAATCTGGTACTGCATCAGCGATACGTCTCAAGAAGATGCTATAAGCATCCGATTTGGCTTTCTGTACGTTTAGCTCATCCTGCTTCCTGCGGAGTTTCCTCTCGTTTTCCAGTTCATCTTGCAGGGGCTTAGAGACTGATTCGCGCACTTGCTTAGTGACACGCTTCATGGTCTCTACTGTAGCTTCGCCAAGCTTGTCCGTATCTTCCTGTGTGAAGACTGAATCCAGTGGGTCCACAACAGGCATCTTGGTCTGAAGTTCTTTGATCTGATCTTTGAGTATCGTGATCTGGTCTAAGGCGCTAGCTAGAGAAGCTTTAGCATTGTAGAGACCTTCATCTCTTGATGCCCTAAGATTCTTGTAACGCTTCTCCCAGTCTTCAGTAGGTTCAACAATCGGTTCAGCAGGCTTCTCCGGAGGAATGACTGGTTCCTCCGAGGTCGGGGGTGCTTTACTAGGATCGGATACTACCGTGGCAGGATCAGTCGGATTGGTCTGCTCTTCCTGTCGGGTGCCAAATGCTCTCTGTTCGAGATCTTTCTCTTCTTCCAATAAACTCTTTACTCTGTCTTTCATGATGTCCTTTAGGAGACGGGTAGTCTAGCTAGATCTCCAAGATTTCAATTAGTTTGTCTATGACACTGGAGGCTCCTTGGAGGAACGCAATGTCTTGCGGGTTCTTGTTGGCCTTTAGGGCCTTTACCAGTTGCTTGTCTGATTCCTTAAGTTTAGTCTTTAGAAGCTCGAAGTCTCCATGAGAGACCCTATAGGATTCCTCCTGTGTCAGTTTGGTATTATACAAGGTTCCAGTCCTCTGCCAGCATATCTGACTGTCTGGGACTCCAGGGAACATTAGACTCTTCCATTACATTCAAATAGATATAAGGAGAGGTCATCTTAGAATGCTCATCCGGAATCTGGAGAGCTAAGTAGGTATCTACCCAGCCTTCTCGCTGAACCTTCATGCCTCTTTTTAGACACTCTAATGCTCCACCGAAGTTCATATAGTCTCCTGTGTATCTTGAAGTTCCAGAGCTATCTTCTGGTCTGCTCTGTGCTCTTCAGATGCATTCCTCAATTTAGTATCTTCGAGCTTACCTATGAGTTTCGTACTGTCTGACTTCTGCCTCTGCTCGACTTCCATAGCTTTCAACTGGACATCTGCTTGATCTTTCTTGGTCTTCCTGTCGAGATCTTGAGCAACCAATTGGTTACGCTCTTGAGCTATCTGGTAGATCGTATCGTTCTGTACTTGAGCTGCCTGAACCTGTGGAGGTGGTGCTTGTTGCATTTCCTCTTTCTTCTTCTTGGCTGCTTTGAGTTCCTGTCGGTTCGGTACGATGTTCTCTCCGAACCCAAGGTCATCCGCCATCTTCCTTAAGATTTCCGCTCGACCTAGCCCCAGGATCTCTTGATCCGTTGGGTTCGCAGTGACCTGAATGAACTCATTACGTCTCATTTGGGCTGCACCAGCAAGCGTAAGAGTCTCGGAACCAAGGGCAATCACATTGATATCCCCCGTGAAGTCTATGTCACCCTTTAAGAGAGTCGTGTAGAACTCCATCTCTACCCGTGGGATTATAACGCCTTCATCTATGTGTCTTATTGCATCCTTTATGCCCTTAGAGGCAGACTCTAGCATCATTGAGAGACCAGAGGCGGTGTTAGCAGCACCCCCCGTGTTAGCATTTCCGTAAGCATACCGGGGAATCATCGTCACGTCATCCGCACGAGTCTCAAAAGCCTCATAAACAGCTAAAAGCTCCTGTGCTACTGAGGGAATCGTGAAGAAACTAGTAGCTCTGCCTGCTGCACCTGTCGGATCTGCTGTAACCTGGATGATATCTCTCGGTCTCAGTTCGGAAATCGACTGGCCATCAGCTAAACGGTCGATATTGACCTCCCCGATGGGTCCAGAAGAGAGCCCCATGTTGTTCGAAAGGGCTCTTGCACATGCATTACACATCTTCTGGATGTCTCGCATCAAAAAGGGTGGTGCTGCACCCCATATAGAACCGGGACGCTTCTGGTAAGATGCCGAATAGTATGGCCTACGACCTAATGGGTCATCATTAATGACACATTTGATCACTTCTGAACCAACTAGGATAGCTTCTATGTCCAGTTCGTCTTCCGGTTCATGTTCGGAGAAGTCATAGTTAGCTAATCCCCAGTCTTTCAGAAGCTTACAAGGTGCTGATCCAAAGAAATGCAATCCATGGAAGACATTTTCGTTGGCTCTGTGGGTATCTGTGCGTAGTTCTTCTCGTGCCTTCTCGTCCTCTATGTTCGTATCGAATGCAGAAGCAAGCCCAAGACCATCTTTGTTCTCTAAGACCTTCTTGATAGCTTCCGGTTTATATCCGGAATCTTCTGGCATAGACCTTAAAGATGCTAATTCCTTCCGAGAGAGCCTAAGATGTTCAATGAAATCCCCATCGTATACAGAAGAAGCTTCAGGACTCGGGTAGATGTCTAGAGGACTAACCCTTTTGTTCATCATCTGGTAGCCTTCTTCAACCGATACGGCTCCATTGGTCCACTTAAGCTTCTTTCTTACTGTAACTATTGGACCTTTTATGAATGCTGTTGGGAAGATACAGAAGTCATCTATAAATTCGCTTAAGGCTTTCTCCCACTTGCCTTCCTTCATCTGGTCCTTGATCTTGGTCTCTATGATCTTAAAGGAGAATTCAGCTTCCTTGTTGACTTCATCCCGGATAGCCTGGTAGAGATCCCTCTTACGCTCATTGATTTCCTTGAGAGTCTCTTGGATATCCGGAGGAGGACCTTGCTGTTGTCCTTCTTGAACTGGGGGAGGCTTGAGCATCTGCTCGAAATCTTTAGTGACAACCTGCTTGATCTGCTCCTCGACTCCTTCTGGAAGATCCACAAGAGGCGTAGGCTTAATGCTGAAGGCATCCTGCTTAGATGCTAACAAGATGTCCTTGATCCACGAGATAGCTGCCCTGACCTTAGTGCTTGTGAGATTCATGAAGACTGTCGAGCCGCCTTCCTGGGCGATCTTCGCCAGGTCTTCCGGATCATATTGGCCGTTATAGGCTCTTAAAGCATCAAGAAGAAGTCTATTAACCCCGCCAGATTCTCTAGCATCCTTGTTGGCTGTGAAGGATGTCAGTATGTGTGCTCTAAGATTTGGTGAGCCTTTGTCTTCTTCCTTGGGTACTAGAGCGTCTAAGCCCTTGAGATGTTCAGCCACCATCTCATCAATACTAACTACTTGAATTCCTATGCCCATATAGTTCTCCTGATCGGAAGTGCATGAGTTCGCCTCCGAGTCATGGAGAGCGTAGAATCGAAGAATGTGTAAGCCAGTGCATCAGCTTTGTCTGGACTGTGTATCTTCTTGCCTGTAGCATCTACGAGCTTTCTCTTAGAAGTTAGCTGCTCGGCCATCTTCCCTGAGTAGCCCCATGTCATTGTCCCTAGCTCAAACTTAAGATCATTATTATTCGGGATGGAGCCTTGTTGCAGCCACTCTCTCATCTCACCCCATAGTTGAGTCCTTACATTAGCATATTGTCTCGGTGAGGAACTAGGTAGAGATGACCTGATGTCTACTACTGGAAGCCTAAGCTCCCTGGCTCGATCTCCTACAGGACCACCTACACCATCGGCATCTATGTAGATCTGAGAAGCTCCGGAGGCCATATAGACATCTTTGAGCTTCGCTACTACAACCATCGTGTCGTCCGTCTTGATCTCATATAGGTCAAGCACCTTGTAGCCTTGACGAACTATGATAATCGAAGAGTCACCTGTTAGACTCCGGGCGACATCCACTCCGATTACTATCGGATATCGTTCGTATAGTTCCCTTGGGACTACTCTTTGAGCCGCATCCTCTACAAGAGACATGGGGATGTACATAGATCCATCAGATCTGGGGAATTCCCCCATGATCATCACCCGCCATTCATCTGAATCTTCCCCGTATAACTCTCGGATTTCCTCTATGAATTCCGGGGTAGTCTGTTTGGATCTAAAAGCATCAAAGGTGAGCAAGTCCCAGCCTTTAGGTTTCTTTGTGAATAGCCCCGTGTAGAACGGTTCAGAACCCCTTTCGGGATTACTAACGGCAATTACATACCCACCGCCATGAGCCGTCCCTAATGATCCCAGTGCGTTAGCATATGTATCATCAGGAATACCAGATGCCTCATCCATAAGAAATACTTGAGTATGTGAATGGACACCCGACTGCCGCTCCCTCTTGGTACTCTTAGCGGAGATGCATACACACATGTTTGTTGGATCATCTTTAAGCTCTACCTTGTCGTACTTCACTATGATCAGTTCAGCTAGTTCGGGAATCATCCTCTTGTGGTGTAGTTGTACCTCACGCATGAAGATGTCTATCATCTGGTCATAGGAGGGACTTAATGTCCGTATGTTTACATCAGGATGACATAGAAGAAACCAGAGAGTTAGTCCAGCAATCAAGAAGGTCTTACCAGTTCCCTTGGAACTCTTGATGCATATACGGCATCCAGGACGAACTAGCTTAATGAATTCTAACTGCTGCTCATCTAGCTCTACCTTCAGTATATCTTCAAAGAACTCCCGAGGTCTGGAATGATAATATATCTGTAAGTCTATGAGATCCTGCTTCTTAATCATTCAGAGTCCTCTATGGTGTAAGAGCCAGAAGTAATGCCCTTAGCCTCTCTCTTTGCTTTCTCCAAGATTATTGAGAGGCCGCTTCTAGCATCAGTCTCTTCGACTTCTACTCTGTCGGTAAATGCTCCTATGGTTCTCCCAAGCATCTCTATGCTCTTAAGGAGGTTAGTACGTTGCTTTGGGTCCTGCACTACGAGTTCCTTGAGTTCCTCTACCTGATTCACAAGCTCCATTTGTATCTGAGCCTTCTCTACCCGATATTCCTTGACTCTCCTGTCCTGTTCCTCTTGGATGAACTTCTTGATCGGGGGCATATCCCTGATGAACTGCCCTCGGATTCTCATTACGTAGTCTTTGGTATTCTTGTTGAGATTCTGAGCGATACCTATATCAAGTCCAGACTGGATCAGGGAGAACTTATTGTCTCCAGTCTGAGCGTAGTAGTATGCGTATGCTTCCGCTTTGTCTTCCAGAAGATCCAAGAAGGCAGTCGTTATGAACTTGGTAGGGGCCTTACCCATCCGTAGCCTAAGCTCAGAGCTACAGGGATTACCAATGAGTAACCGGGTCTCCTTAATGGCTGTCATGTTGTATAGCTGGTGGTTAACGAGCTTAGAGATCTCACTGGTGTCTCTAGAGACACTTGCTGCTATGGTAGCTACAGGGATACCTAGCGCATACTGGTCGAGTATCTGGAACTTCTGAGAGTCTGTTAGTGGTTCCCTACGGATTATCTTGGTAGTCATATGGGTATACAGAGGAAATCTCTTATTAAGATGCAAAAGAAAGATAAAGAATAGATATCTGTATTCCTCTGTTAGCTATCAGATAACATTCTATCAGGTATACTATAAGAATCCTTTAATAGGGTCTACTTGACACTTTCAAAGCTACCTTTAGGATTTTAAAGAAAACTAGTGAAATCCTATAAACTCCGAACGGATTTCCCCCCGGTGTTTTTAGGACCCCTCCTGTACTCCTATAGGCTCTATAGCATCTCAAGGGGAATTCGTCAAGTAATCCGAGGAATTCTTTGGTATTCCGGGTGAAATTGGGGGTGGTCTTGACGGGTCTTAGTGCAACCTTTTTGTTGCACTTGAATTCTACGGAAAAGCTCTAGAAGCCGCGTGGGGGCTACCTCCTCGTACCAGTGTGCTCCCCGCCAGCAGCACGGGGGAGGGGGCGGGAAGAGAC